TCTGGCGGCCGCGGGGGGTGTTATCGGCATCGATACGCTCTCGGCCGGCCGAGCGGCAATGCGCGTCCAGAAGACTCCGGGCGATAACTCGGCAATGAACTTGACGCCGAGTGTTCTGCTGGTGCCATCCGCCCTGGAAACAGTCGCCGGGCAGTACACGAGCAACAATTACACCCCGAACGTTGCCGGCCAGCAAAACCCGTTCTTCGGGATGCTCAAACCGGTTGTCGAAGCACGGCTCGACGCGAACAGCCTCACCGCTTGGTATCTCATGGCGGACAACGGTGTCATCGATACGGTCGAGTACTGCTATCTCGACGGAGAGGAAGGCCTGTTCACCGAGCAATGGCTCGACAACGACGTCGACGGCATCAAGGTCAAGGGTCGCCTCGACTTCGCCGCAAAGGCGATCGAGTACCGTGGAATGTACAAAAACCCGGGCGCTGCACCGGCCTGATAGCCCGTTGTTCCGTTGATTGAAAGAGGCGCTCTAGGGCGCCTCTGTTTATTTCACATCCGTATCCGGAGAATCAGATGAAAAACTATGTTCAGAAAGGCGAATCCCTGGCTGCAACGCTCGCCGTGGCTGTGGTTTCCGGGCAGTTTGTTCAGCTCGGCAATGGAAAGCTCGCCGGGGTCGCGCAGGGTACCTACGCGGCCAACGTCGAAGGCCAATACCAGACCGAGGGCGTTGTGCAGCTGCCCGCCGCGGCGGCCGCTACGGGCGTCGTTGGCGATATCGCTTACTGGGACGCCGCTGCTCTCAACGTCACGGCGACCTCGGCCGGCAACACCAAAATCGGTGCGTTCGCGGCGGTCAAGCTCGCCAACGATGTCACCGCCAACGTGAAGTTGAACGAGGGCGTCTAATCGTGTTCGACCAGGCTGTATTTTGGCCGCAGTTCAAGGCCATCGGGATGCTCGAAACGGCGACGCTCTATCCGGGCACGCCGGATCAGCGTGACATCGATGTCGGCTTTGATCAGCCTGGGGCGCTTCAGTTGGACGGCGCGGTCGGCGTCACATCGTTTCAGATCGAGTATCAGACCGGTGACGCTCCGACCCTCAAGCGCGAACATCGCTTGCTCCTCAAAGGCACGCTGTACAAGTGCGCGCAATCCCCCCTTCCCAAGGGGAATGGCTATTTCAGCACAGTCATGCTGTCGAGGGTCACATGATCCTGCGCGAAAGCTACGTGCAAGCTGCCATTGCTGCACTGGACCGGCAAAGCGGCTTTGGCGGCATGCCCTGGCCGTCTGAATTGGATCCTGGTCGAACCATCGACATCGGCGTCGAGCGCTCGATGGTGTTGGGCTTCGATGGCGATGAAGTAGCGACCCTTGTCGTCCACCAGGGCGTCGATGATCCGGTAACAACGGATCTCGGCTGCGTCACCAACATTGTCGAAATCATGGTTACGGCGATAGTTCGCGATCCGATGCCCGACGTGCTGGCCAATCAGCTGTTCGAGATCTCCCACCCGGTAATCATGGGCCTCGTCGGCCTGGCTAGCCTCATTCAGATCGAAAAGGGCCGCACAGACGCGCCTATGTTCACCACCGCCGATCCGAACGCCGTTTTCCTCACGATGCACTACGCATTCACCTATCAGACCCAGCCGGACAGCCTGTCCGAATGAAGGAGCCGTAATGGCAAAAACCGTAAAAAAATCACTCATTCTGGCGGTGCTGCAGGTTGCCGTCGGCACGCCTGGTGCACCCACCGTCGGCGATAACGCAATGCTCGTGCGCAACATCAGCTCGAAGCCATTGGAGGCCGAGTGGGTAGCGCTGGATTACGTCCGCCCGTTTCTCGGCAACAGCGGTCAGCTTGGCACGACCAAGCATGCCGAACTCGACTTTGAAATCGCGCTTGCAGGATCTGGCGCCGCCGGCACCGCGCCGGCGTGGGACCCATTGATCCAAGCGTGCGCGTTCGCGCCGACCGTCGTCGCAGACACCAGCGTGGCCTACAACCCGATCAGTGAGGAGCCAAAGCGTTTAACGCTCTATTACTACCTGGACGGATTGCTGCATAAGATCACAGACGCCGTCGGATCGGTCTCGATCGACCTGACAGCCAAGTCAGTGCCTTTGCTGAAATTCCATTTCGTGGGCGCATACAGCCCGGTTACGGACACGGCATTCCCAGCCGGGAGTGATTTCACGGCGTTCCAGACGCCGCTGGCGGTCAACAAAGCCAACACGCCCGGCTGGAGCATGCACGGTTACTCCGGGTGCCTTCAGGCCCTTACCCTCGATATTGCCAACGCTGTGGCCTGGTTCGCCCGGGTGAATTGCGAAGGCGCAGAGATCAGCGACCGTGCGCCCACGGGAAGCGTGACCATGGAACTCAATTCCGTCGCGGCGCACGACTGGTACTCCACGATCCTCGGCGGTGTCACCGACGCCCTGTCGATAACCCACGGCGTCACGCCCGGCAACATTGTCCAGATCGATTGTCCGAAGGTGCAGCTCACAGCACCGACGTATAGCGACGACAGCAATGTCGCGCTGATCGGTGCGACGCTCAACGTCAATCCGAACCTCGGTGATGACGAACTGATCATCACTGTCAGGTAATTCAGGTTTAACCGGGAGCATCTATATGAGCGAGAAAGACATCGAGCGGGAAATTCTGACCAAAGGCAAGACTGCACCGCGCGTTACGCCGGAAGATATCGAGGCGGCGATAGTCAGCGAATGGTATTTCACTGCGGGTCAAGCGGTCGATCGAAGCGGTGCGATTCAGTCCGAGTTCGTGCCCCCATGTCTCGACCACCTCACATTCTGCGTGCTGGTGCTGCAAAACGGTTTCACCGTGACCGGTGAGAGCGCTTGTGCAAGCCCGGAGAACTTCGATGAGGATATCGGGCGAAAGATAGCCCGTGAGAACGCACGAAGCAAGATTTGGGCGCTGGAGGGGTACTTGCTCAGGCAAGCGCTGTTCGAAAGTACCTGACCTCCGATTCACGGTTTGATTGGTCATCCGCTTCACATACTTAATGGATTAGAAAATGAAATTCTCGATCGCTGTAAATCCGTTGTTCAAAGTGCCCGTTTCGTTGCGTCTCTATAACGCCACGGGAACGATCGATACGTTCGATTTCTCCTGCACCTTCAAGCGCATGAACGCCGATGAAGTCAAGTCCGCGACCGACGGCGTGGCGAACAAGGATGCCGCACTTCTGTCGGCTGCCTTGACCGGCTGGGATGGAATTGTGACACCGGCCGCCGCACCCACCGATGGTGTCGTGGCACCCGAGTCCGATTTCCCGTTCACGCCGGAAAATCTGGAGACGTTGCTTGGCGATTCCGCTTTTGTCAGAGCGGCCGCGACGGCCTTCATGATGAACGTGGCAGGGGCCAGCGAAAAAAACTGATTGAGGCGGCCCGCCGGTGGGCCGCGCCTTCGCAAAGCGACTTTTCGATTGACGACGACGTCGTGGCTGCGGGCCGTGCTTTCGGCCTGCAGCTCAAGGCAGCTCCGATTGCCGACGAAGCTTTCCAGGTTTGGCCTGAAAACTGGCAAGCGGTCGAAGTTTTCTGCGCGCTCTCGACCCAATGGCGCTCCGTCGCGCTCAGTAGCATGGCGACGGCCAGAGTCATGATGACCGGTATCGAGTACTCCGCCATCGAGCCGGTTTGCCGTTTGATGGGTATCCGAAAGCGCGATCGTGCCACGCTGTTCCAGCGCCTTCGGGTAATGGAAAGCGCCGCGCTCGAAGTGACGTATGAAGCCGATTAACCGTGTAGTGCATAGGTCCGAAAAATGGCGAATACGACTCCGCTGAATGTCACGATCCTGCTTGATGGCACTCAATACCGCAAGGGTATTGCTGACAGCAGTGTCGCGACTCAGCAATTCGGGCAGAGCTTTCAGGCGACCATGCGTGCCGCTCAGACGGATTCTGAGCGTTTCCTCGCGCAGCTCAACCAGCAAGTCACTCAGCTGCAGTTTCAGTCCGACACGTTCGGCATGTCTGCGGCCCAGATTGCTGCGTTTCGCGCCCAGCAATTGGGCGTCACGGCGGAAGCTGCGCCCCTGGTCGATCGCATGGAGCAGCTCAGCGCTACGTTGAGCCAGGCCGCTGTTGCCACCGATGCGCTAGCGGAGTCTGAGGAGCAGGCCACTGCTCGTATAGCGGCCATGGTTGCCGCTTCCTCGGCTCAGGTTGAAGCCGATACCGCTGCGGCATATGCTCGGGACGCATATACCGCCAGCGTCGACGCGTCGGCGGCCGCTGCGACGGCTGCGGAACGCTCGCAGACGTCGCTGGCAGGCGCGGGCGAAGCGGTCGCAGCCAGCCAGGCCGCCGCTGCCGAGGGCGTTACCGCCGCTAGTCAGGGTATGAGTGCGGCGGCCAACGACGTCGCCCTGGCCCTGGATCGCCAGTACGTGGCCCTGACCGCGACGCGCACGCAGATGGTTGCCTATGACGCTGCGGCTGCCGGCTTCACGGAGGCTGAGATCGCCGAGCTCGCCGCAATCAGTGCGGCTACGGAAGCGCTTCGTGCGCAGGTCGCTCTCGGCGCAGAGATGGCGGCCGCCATGGAGACGGGAGCCTCGGCGGCGAAGGGCTTCAGCGGCGGCATCGCCGGTGTCACGACCGAGCTCGGCGTCATGGGCCGGGAAGCGGCGAGCGGCAACATCGGCAAGCTTGAAGGGTCGTTCACCCGGCTGTTGTCGATGGCTGGGTTGCTCAGTGTGGCCTTCAACCCGATCACCATCGCGGTGGTGGCGCTTGGTTACGCTATGGAACAGGGCGCCGCACAGGAAAGTGCCATGAACCAGGCGCTTATCCTGACGGGAAACTACGCCGGCACGACGAGCGACGGTCTGCGCCAAATGGCTCAATCGGCGACGGACGCCGGGGGAACGATTGGAGTCGCCGTCCAAGCGATGACGGAACTCGCGGCCACCGGACGCTTCACGAGTGACTCCATCGAGACCATAGGGACTGCCGCTACGGACATGCAGGCGGCCACCGGTCAGGCCCTCGACAAGACCATTGATCAGTTCACGAAGCTCGCCGAGGATCCGGTCAAGGCGTCTGTAGCATTGAACGAGCAATATCACTATCTGACCACTGCGGTATATGACCAGATCGTAGCGCTGGAGAAACAAGGGGATACTCTGGCGGCCGGCCAGGTCGCGGAGCAGGCATTCGCCGACGCTCTTAAAACCCGAACCGCAGACATTCTCGCCAATCAGGGTCTCATTCTGCGCGGCTGG